AGCACGTTAGCATAAGAACGCACAGTTGTCAAGTCCCACACCCGCAAAATTTTCCCAGACCCACACATAAGACTCACAGCACCTTGACATTCTTATAAGTTCGTGGTAGAATCTAGTCTAGATCTTATGTGCAAAAATCTAGACGAGAATGTCACGAGAAGCACATAATCTAGACTAGATCGCATATATAGATTCATGAATCTCGACGAGAAATGCATCTAGACTAGATTGCATCTCGTCGAGTTTTATGCTACAATACACAAGCGTTCAACAAATCTCGACGAGCTTATGTACGACGATTACGATCTAGACTATACATACGCCAATGATTATAATCTAGACGAGGATGCATATGCCGAACTAGGTGCATCAGATCTAGATGAGGATTATGCACGAGATGGGCAAGATTATCAAGATCTTGCTTATCGTCATTATGCATGATATAATCTAATACACATACACATCTAGACCTCATGTTAGCACAGAAACGCATCATACAGGTTACATTAGACCTCATGTGTTATGATGATCTAAATCTGGATGATATTAATTGGCACGAATTATTGCAACTCGAACCTGGTGAGGATGTGCATTGTAGGGTAAAAGAATTCGATCCCTTTGAGTAGTGTGCCAGTTTAAAGATTGGACCGATTCTCAATTATAAGAATTATTGATTCTCAATAAGACCTTAGTTATTGAGAATGAAACCAATTGGGAAACTGGCACAACCCCCCTTGTGTTCTGCCACGTTCTGGGTTACATTACATTCGTCGCTGAGAAACACCAATGGTTTTTGCCATCTCTAAACTCAACAATTGCACGTATACTCTGGATGCAAACAATCAGCGGGTTTTGATGTATGCCCCTCTGCTGCCTGATGGTTCTTATGAGACCGCAGGATCTGCCTACGATTGGGTAGAATGGGACCGCCTTGATGGTGACATTCTGGCAGAGGCAAATCACATTCACAAACTGTTGCTGGCAGAGGTGTGACACTCTGAGAACTGTCACAAGACCCCTTGTGACCCTGACCAAACCCTGCTACATTACATTCGTACCTGAGAGACACACCATGCTGACTGGCATCACCCTGCTGAACAAAGTGACTGAACTTCAGGCACAAGATCTCAAGATGACTGAAATCGTTCGTGCCTGTGGGTATGAGCGTGATGGTAAACTCAAGTATACTGAATTCTACACTGAGTTGCTGACTGTGAAAGGTATTCTGAACAATGCAACTCCGAAGAGTGATGATGTTTCTGCAGAGTATCAGGATCAGTACTTTGATTTGTGTGAAGAGTATGGTAAGGATGCTGTGAGTGCATTCCTGGAACTCTATGATGAGTCTGACCTTCAGTATTTTCAAGATGCCTATCAGGGTCGTTATGATTCTGAGAGCGACTTTGCTGAACAGTTTACCACCGATGTTTATGGGTTTGATGCTCCTTCGTTCGTGGTAGTTGATTGGGATGCTACCTGGAACTGTGGTCTTCGTTATGATTATGATTTCGAAGATGGGTTCGTGTTCAGTAAGAACTTCTGAATCATAGAGGAATGAGTTTGCCTCTGCTTTAAACAAAAGTTACTCCTGTGGGTGTGATTATATTTTTTCATCTCTATAAGTCATAGTGAGAGGGGAGTGGTGACCCCTCTCTTTTTTTATAAAAATCTAGACGAGATTATACATCTAGACGAGATTCATGCATCATTCAATCTAGTTCATCATACATCTAGACTAGATCGATCTAGTTCATCATCTAGATTACATCTAGTACATCATACAACTAGATCTAGTACATCATGCATCTAGTTCTTATATTCATCTAGTTACACATCACACCGCACACATAGAGCTCGCTATGTGCAAGAATATGTGCTTCACCCCACTCACCCCTTCCCACACCATCTAGATGTGCTTTTATATAATCTACTCTTACCCCTTATATGTTACACATATACTCTAGAGTTTATATAAAGGCTTTAAGCTTTATAAGATATAATTCATCTTTCATCCTTAACAAAGGCATTCTAATCAAGAATTTAAATATTGTCAAGCCCCTTGGTCCAGTTCTAGAAGTGTCACGTGACCCCTTGTGATCAGTCTGACCTTGTGCCATACTACATTCGTGGTTGAGGAATTCTCTACACTCACCTCCCACACCTAATGTTATGAAACTCTTCGCTTCTAAGTTCTACCAAACTCTGGTGTTGAATGTTGCCACCATCTGTGCAATTGCCGTGGGTTTGTATCAGTTTGCTGTTCGTGCCTACAGTGACAACAATGGCAACGAAAAGGTTCGCAAGGTGATTCAAACCGTGCTGCGATTCGTTGATACCATTGTCGGACAATTGCAGGCAGTTGTTGATACCGATGTGCCAGTTGTGAAAGTGGCACACAAAACCACCAAGCGTCGCTGAGACCTGTTACATTACATTTGTCGCTGAGGAACCCACCATGTTTGATGAACTCTGGTCTGAGATTCAAGATGCCCCTGGTGAAATCTTTGACCTGGACATTCCTGAACTTCGTGATGATGAGAAGTTCAACATCAATGAGTATCTGAACGCAAACTACGATTACTGATGCAATTCCAAATCATCTACATTGAGTTTGATACTGATGACGATGATGAGATGACTGCCTATGATAAAGACCTTCTAAATGCAGAATACATTGGTCAAATCTGGGAGGCAGATGATGAAGATGACCTCGTAGAAGAGATCACCTGTGCATCTGGTTGGTGCATCAAATCCATTGATTATCGTCACATTCTAAAATGACCAACCGAACCGAACTTGAGTGGTTTCTGAAAGAAAAGTGTCGTGAAGATGCTGACCTTTTTGATACTATCATCAGTGAGTATGTTTGGAACTTGAGTAAATCCAAACTGACTGAACTTGAGGACTTTCTAGCAAACAATTTCGGAGACGATTGATGACCTACAAAGAACTTCTGCAACAGTTGCAACAACTGAATGAAGAACAACTGAACTCTGATGTTGCTGTCTACGATGAAGGCACTGATGAGTATTATCAACTCAAAGTTGAGTTAGTGTTTGCAACTGAGGAATGTGATGTCCTCGATGTTGACCACCCTATCATTCGTTTCTGATTTCCAATGACTCTCACCACCGCACAACTTGACCAACTCGTTGAAAACTACGCCGAGCGTATTGTTGATGACATGGACACCAAATGTTTGATTCAATTCGTGTATGACACGATTGTTGAGAACTTGGCAGGCAAATCTGAGGAGGATGTTCTCAATGAGATCTCCTATGTGTATGATGAGGATGTCATTCAAGAACTGGTGGAGAGTGTGACGGTTGAGTAAGTGGCACAAGGGGGGTTGCGATGCCCCCCTGTTCGTGCCATACTACGTTCATCAGCAAACCACCAATGAAGAACACCCACCTGGAGCACCCCGAAGATACCATCCTGACTGGCGATCTGTCCGTGTTGGATTGGTTCACTGCCCGTGGCAAATTGTCTGTGAAGATGGATGGTGCCCCTGCAATCGTGTGGGGTATTGATCCTGCCTGCGGTGAATTCTTTGTAGGAACCAAGGCAGTGTTCAACAAGAAAAAGATTCGTATCGCCCACAATCATGAGGAGATTGATACGTTCTATCAGGGTGAAGTTGCCCAGATTCTGCACTGCTGCTTTGATCATCTGCCCCGCACTGATGCAATCATTCAAGGTGATTTCATCGGGTTTGGTGGTCTGAATGAGTATACTCCGAACACCATTACGTATCAGTTCGGGGACATTGTAACTCAGAACATCATCATTGCTCCGCACACTGTGTATGAAGCAAACGACGATCTTCGTGACAGTTGGGCAGAACCTCTGATGCTGAATCTACAGAGCGATGAGCACGTTCTGTTTGTGCAACCGAATGCATACATTCAGCACAATCAGGAGTCCTTCGCTGATGTTGAGGAGGTCTGCAAGTTTGCCCGTCAGATGGCACAAACTGCCACCTTCGTGAGTGACAAGGAAGCAGCACGAATCAAACAACAGATCAATGCCTGCATTCGTGCTGGTGAGGAGATTAACCCTGAGGAGTTTGATTGTGACATTAACCTGCTGCGTTTGTGGGCACTGGTGAAGAGCATCAAAGACGATTGCCTCTTCCTGTGCCGCAATGATGGTCCTGCCGCTTACATCAACGGCAACCGAATTGATGCTGAGGGTTATGTTCTCTCCAATGAGTTTGGTATGTTCAAATTCGTGAATCGTGAGGTCTTCGCTTATGCTAACTTTAACAGCGGGAGGTTCAACTGTGCCAGCGTCTGAACTGGCACACTGACACCCCACAGACCCCCTGCTGACCCCTTACAATACTTTCAGTTCACAAGGACACCCCATGGCACTGATTCGCTACGAAGTCCGCTATCAGACCCCCTACAATCAGTGTGAGTGGCGGTCGCAATGGTTCCCCACCCTGGAGGAAGCGGAGCGTATGGTAGAGTTCTACCGTTCCTGTGGTTCCCCCGCTCACCTTGCTGCCTGATACAATGAACGACAATCAACGCGACATCATGATGAATGACCTGATTCGTGCCGTCAATGTTGCAATTGACAACCACGAAGAGAATTGTGACTCCACCTATGCCTATGCTCTGTTTGAAGAGTTTCGGGAATGGATTGTAGGAGAACACTTTGATGTGACTCTCATTGATTCTACTTTGTTTGCATGATTCACGCTCTGACCCGTTCACGCTCTGCAGACTTTCATCGCGCCACTATGTTTAAACTCCTGGCAGCCGCTGGCGTCACCTTTCTCCTGTGGCAACCGCTTGCCCCCGTTCGCTATGTGACAGCTGACGCACTGGCACTCGCTGCGGACCAACTGCGCCGCTGACCCCTTACAATACTTTCAGTTCACAAGGAGACCTCATGAGCACCGCAACTTTCAACGGCTGGGCAAACTGGGAGACCTGGAACGTCGCCCTGTGGATTCAGAACGATGAATCCCTCTACCATGCCGCCCGCCGCTGCCGCCATTACCAGGACCTGGTGGCCCAACTCTGGGAGTGTGGCAGCAAGGAGACCCCTGACGGCTGCCGCTGGG